TTCTATATTAAAAGCAGAGAATGGAATTACGTTATAAACCCCGTATTGTTCGGAAGCTTCTAATTTTAGGAAGAAGTCTCCGTACTTACACATATTTCTAATCCACCAGTTTAAATTAAATTCAACATTTAAAACGTCATAAAATAAATTATAAAGGATCTTTTGGATATTTTCATCCGAGGAACGGATTTGAAGTACCTCCCCCATATCATTTTTCAAAGTAGATTCTTCTGCCAGGATATCTAAAGTGGATGCAATGATAGCATCAGTATCCATAGCGTCATACTCTGAGTACAACTGGGTTCTTAAGGTCTGGTAGTTAAAACTATTCTGATATCCATATAAAGAAGATGGAGATGTGGTGTAGATTCTATTGTATCGATTAACTAGAGAGTTATTTTCTAGCTCTCCAGCCATTTGAATCTGGTTAGTATCAGCGACTTTTAATTGATCGCCTCCGACGTTTCTAATTACTACATCGGTTGAAAAAAGGCGTCTAAGTCTTGAGAATATGCCGGTATCTGCCATTACGTCTTAATAATATAAGTATAAATAGTTAAAAAGGCCAACTTAATTTATTTAAGAAGCCAGGTGAAATCCTCAGTTCCACCCTGTCCATTATCTATTTGATAAGGATTCTTAGTATCTGATGGTGAGTACACTCCCTGGTAAGGTGTTTTAGTAGATGAAATGTTACCTAAAGCTGCTTTGGTTATATCAATACCCTGCTGGTTTAACTGCAAGGCTGTATCTCGAACGTATAATCCGGTTCCGAACGACATTACTAGATCATCATTATAACCGTACTGTGCTTCCGCCCGTCCGTTCTTCCAGACAAAGACTTTCATTTCCTCAATCAGTCTTTTGGATTGAATGATTACTGCCTTTTCATTAACGGCTTCTTGGAACTTACCAATGATTAAAGGTCTGGTCTTGGAATTCATAGTAAATCCGGGAGTCATATTAGAGTTAATATCGTACTGATTAAAATACGATTCTGCTGTTAATGTTCCTGATTTAGGAGAATGGTAGAAGTTATTATATCCTCTGTCTAAGATGGTCTGAATTGCTGCCCATCCAATAGATGCATTTTCAACCACTAATAAAGCTTCATTATATTCTGTTGCTATTGCAACCAAAAGTAAACCAAATTCCTTAGTTCCTATTTGACCTTTATATTCACCGACCTGGGTGTTATTTTCTATATCTAAGATATGAAATGCTGAATAGTCCTTACCGTCTCCACGGGCAACGTCGGCAACTACCATATAGTTTCTGGAGTAGTCAACCGGTTCCCAGATCCATAAATTTTGATCTGCTCCTCTTTTTTCTAAAGGCTCTTTCATATAGGTCTTCATATAGAATTCCATATATTCACCGTAGAAAACCGTGTCTCCGGATGTACTAAAGTCACAATCACACTCCTGGGCTGCCAGTCTTGGATCTCCTAGTAGTTCATCCTGTCTTTCTCTCCAGGATTGATCACGTTCGGGGTGGACATACCACGGTAGCTTGATAGGAAGGAAGTCATTTTCTTTATTTTCGGCTCTTACCCATGTCTGATGGAACCAGTTTCCGGTACCGTACGGGGTTGATAGTACAATTGCTCCTCCTCCGGTAGCAAGTGTCTGCTGTGCTGATGCCCAAGTCTCGGCAATGTTATCAATAAAGGCTGCCTCGTCAATTAATAGCAAGGATACAGCTTCAGAACGTGCCGAATCTGAATTAGAAGACTTGGCCTGTATTTTTTTTTTTTTTTTTAATCTTAAAGATAGTTTGTTATGCTCGACCGATTGTACTTTTAACCAGGAAGGTAAGTTCTCATACATAAACTGTACCTTTGCTACCAAGTTTCTTGCTGTTGCTTGTGTGGTTGCTAGGGTTAATACGTTCTTATCTTTGTGAAAAAGCATCAGCCATAATGAATAACCGGCTCCTAAAGTTGATATTCCAAGCTGTCTCGACTTTAGAATGATGGAATACGGGTTATCTTTAAAGTGACTTAGTACTTTTTCCTGAAAAGGGTATAGGTTAAATAAGATTCTACCACGTTGAGGGTGCTGGATATAACAGTATTTTTTCATAAAGTGTACCGGATCGGCTACACATCTTACGAATTCCTGCCTTATTATCTGTTTTAAGTCTTGACTCATAATAAAATTAATAAGCTAAAGAGAAAAGTTGCTCCAGCGGTTATAAATCCTATCTGGGCTTTCTTTAACGCAGCTTTTATTTGATCGTCTTTTACCTTAATCTTACTCTTATATTGTTTTTCACTGTCTCTAAGCACTGCAATTTGAGTATCTTTATATTCTATCATAGTATCCATAGAACTAATGATACCTCTATAGTAACCTATAGAATCCCTAACGATCAACATCTGACTATCTAAATAATCTGCACGGTATTTAACCTGTAGGGCTTTCTTCAGAGTATAACAAGGTACCGAACATTCAACTGTATCAATGGAAGGTATCTGTGAATTTATCGGTGAGGTCGTTATGAGAAAGAGAATCAAGAGAATTGAGCTTATCTTCATAGTCTTTTTTATTTTTATCTGCTTTATTTTTTAGACTCTCTAATCTCCAATTTAATCCGGCTATTTTAGTTTTTTGAATACCGTTAAGAGAATCTAAGGTCTGAATTTTTTTATTATTTAATTTAATAATACTAGCTAAAGAATCTAATTTACGGTCGTAAATAGAGGTATCAACCGTTACAATTCTAAATTTTTTATAGTATCTAGTTCCGAGAAAAAGAGTTCCTGCTACAGAGATAAGAATTAAAATAACTACAAAGTACTCTTTAACATTTTTCATTTTTTATTATTTTTACAACCAATTTACCTTCCCCTTTTACAACTCTATGCCATTGGTGTCTTAATATAAATATAGACGTTCCTGGTTCTAAGATTGTAGGTAGTTCATCATCTAACTGAAGCTTCCAACCTTGACCGCATTCGATTACTTCTACCGTTCGGTCTTCATCATCCCGGTGCCATAATAATTCAATAGGGTCAATATTGACAGTAAATTCTCGGATAACATAATCCGGTCCTGTTTCTATATCGTTATACGGTTTTGTCAATATCGTAATAGTATGAGTCTGTATCTTCAGTTATCCATTTATCCGATACTGATTCAACAGAAGGTAGTTCTTTATCAACTTTTATTGTTTTAGGATCAACAGGAAAGTCCGCTGTTACCCAGTTTGAATCTCTCCAGTATATTCTATTATTAGGCATACAGAGTAGGTACCCGTCGTCTGCCTGAAGTATATGACCGGCTTTGTAGTCAGTCGGTTCATCAGAGAATGGATTGTCATACCAATCTACTGTAAACATATAACGTGCCCATACCCAGGTTTTATCTCGGAGAAGAACCTTACATTTATTCCCATCTAAAAAAGAGTATTTGGTTACTGAGACGTTTTCTGAAAAGCAATCCCATAACTGTTTAAAGTGAAAAGGAATATCCTTTACAGGTTCTTTCATAAAGATCTCTGAGATTGGTACTCTTGATCTTAGCATTCCAAAATCAGATAGAACGTGAAAGGTTAGTATTTTACCTCCTACAGACTGAATACCGATAGCGTAGGCTGGATCGTATTTGTTTGAGTCTTCAGGGTTATGAGTGTAATGTGAGCGTCTAATCAGACACTTAAAGTATGGAATGTTTGCATTTAAAACCACTTATTTTTTCTTAGATGCTTTTTTACCCCAAGTTTTACCTTTACCTTCATCCTTACAAGCAGACGGGGTGGGTCTACAAGCAGGATACTTTTTACGTTTCTCTCCTTTTTGTCTTCCGCAGGATTTATAACCGCCCTTACCGTCGGGTGCATTACAGTCTACCCATCCGGAAGTGCTTCCTTTGGCTCCTTTCCTGGAGAACCATTTATGAAGAGTTTCATCTTCTTTAAGATCCTTCCAGATATCTCCTTTACGGCATCTAACTACAGCGCCTGATTTATAAGCAGAAGGTTTATCGTACTTACGGTCGGCAATTCTTAGACAGCGATCACGCTTCTTTTTCTTCTCTTCTAAGACTTCCTTTATAAGGTTATGTAGTTTACCAGAATCCACTATAAGAGCCTTTTAAGCCTAATAATGAAGCGTATCTTGGAAGCCGGCAGCTCCAATAGCCGGGCTTGGTCTTATCTTTCTTCTTATCACAGTTGTGCCTTTTGGCAAATGATCTCCGGGCTTCCGGATCATTAATTTTTGCCTTAAGACCGGTAGTGCCTCCGAAAGAAACTTTCTTTACTTTCTTGGTTTTAGGATCTTTGACATAAACGTAGAATTTTTTAGAACCGCCTCTTTTAGGTTTTCCTAGTTCTACTTTTTCACCCTGGTATTCAGCTTCCTCAAGCTGGGGTAGGTCTAAAGGTACTTTCTGACCTTCAAATAGTCCATATTCACCCAGGTGGGTTTCCAGGAGTATGGATTCGTCTGCCTCAGATACATCAATGATGTTACGGGCGTATAGGTACCGGGCTTCTTTCCAAAGGCTTAAAAAGCGATTGGATCCATACCGGTACACGTTTTCTGTTATTGCGATTTTATTATCAATATGATAAGTGAGACTCTCGGAGAGAATCTGCCTGTGCTTATTTTCTTTTAATAAGACAGCTTTTAGGTCGCAAGTATTACATCCACAGCTGCACATATGTTATAAATATTAGAGTATTTTGGCTTTTATAGAAGGTCTGTCAATTCCTCCTTGGGCATTTCTTATTTCTATAAGAACTTTTGTAAATCCGGCTGATGAGTTTTCAAGTTCTATTACAATACCGGTTGTTTTAGTTTTTACACTTGGGTAACGTACTTTAACGCTAGTCGGCGTTCCAATTAACTTGTATGTAGCTTCCGGTGTTAGTATCGGGATAATCTTAACA